AAACTTGGCAAGGTAAACCTGTGAACAAATTGTGAACATTTCCCCAATCTGTTCATATTTCGTTCATAATTGCAAAACTGGCATGAATCTTGCTAGGCAACTATAACATTAAATTGTCTGACAATATTGTATAAAGTCTGTCACTTATTCTGTTGACATATTAGTTCAAATGGACTATAATAAACTCAACAAATCAATACAGCACAGCCAACTAGGCAGGAGGGTGAAACTATGAAATACAAATACAAAAAAATTAAATATACAAATACTGGGGTAAAAGCTCCGGTTGTCACTTTGTTAAAATCAAGTCCAGAACTTGATAGAACAGACATGATAGAATTAAGATATTCAGACATAATCATAGTTATTTCAAGAATTTTACGAAAAACTATGTATAATAAAGCAGAATCAAGAATCGAAATACGAAGAAAAAATAACACTCTTTGTGCACTAGTTAGAGTAAAGGATACTATCAATGATGCAAAAATAATGGTTGAAAACTATTACATTTTTGCAAAACTTTATATATATTTGAATGAACAAAAATATATTAGTGACAAAGAGTATAGATACTATGAAGAATGGGCTAAGATAGTGTATGATGGGTTTAATCATAAACTATATGATGAAATAATGGGGGTGCTCAAATATGCCAAAGAATCCTAAAATCCCGACCACTTCAAAGGGACTTAACGTAAACCCAAACATGCTGACTACTGCTGAGGCTTTACATCTCCGCAGACAGCTTGCAAAACGTCTGAATCAGCGTATGCGTAGATTAAAGGCAAAAGGATTTGATTCAGAAGTAGGAGGAGCGTACGCAGATTACCAAGACCTGCTTGCAAGATTTTTTCCAGGGAGAACAACCATCCCGGAAAACTTGGAAAATGAAAAGTATAAAGGCTTGCCTAGAACACAGGTCAAAGCCATACAAAAAGTATTGAAAGAAAAAAGTAGCACTACGCAGGGTTGGAGAGAGATTATCAATCAACGTCAACAAACCCTCAGCACTGAATACGGAATCAATTTTAAGTCCAAAGAGGAAATGAAACTGTTTTTCAAATCTGAGGTATGGAAGTGGATGCAGAAATTTTATGACAGTAAACAGGCAATGCGAATCATCAGTAATAAACTGGATGATTCTACTGTTTCTGAGATTATAAAAGATTTAGAGAAGTTCAGAGCGCGAACAGATCCGGACATGGCTGATACGATTGCAAAACAACTTGGTTTCTCCGGAGAGGTGGAGGCTTTAAAATACAGGCCATAGCAGGGGGAAAAAATAATGGTAGTCGCAGGTTATCCGGTTATTTATTTTAAAAACTATGATTATATGCGGTTATTCAATGGTGATTTTATCCGGAGATCCAACGCAGGTCATTACCTTGGTGTGTATGAAAAAATAATAACAGTAGACACGGAAACCTTTGTCTATCTTAACAAAAACATTGGCTTTGTAACGGATTGGACCATCACCATAGAGAATGACTGCTGTATTTATGGTAATCATGTTTCTGACCTAATAGACACGATAGACAGAATATGCACAACTTTACATGCTGATGACAGCCACCTTGTAAGATTTTTCATCCATAACTTACCTTATGACTATGTTTTTCTTAGGAATCATTTTTTCCAAAAATGGGGAATACCAGACAGGTCCCTTGCTAGTAAAACTCATAAATACATATTTATGAAGTGGACAGGACAGGGTATTGAGTTCCGGGATAGTCTTATCTTGACACAGAGATCATTAGAAAAGCTTTGCAAAGACATGGGAACCACTGAGAAAGCTGTCGGAACATGGGACTATAAGAAATTTCGAACACCGGCAAGTCCACGTACAGAAAAAGAAATAGCATACGTCTGTACGGATACGATAAGCTTGTGCAAGGCACTACGCAAATACATAGGTCAAAGAGGCTTTAACGTGGCGAACTGTCCACTGACAAACACTGGCTTTATCCGGACTAATGCCCGTAGGAGATCAAGAAAAGACAAGAAATGGCGAAAGCAATTTGAACAAATGGCATTAACACTTGAACAGTATGACCAGATGCTTGATTGCTATCATGGGGGGTATACCCATGCAAACAGGTACTATGTTAATCAATTGATAAAAGAACCTGTTGAGTGCTATGACTTTGCAAGCTCATATATCGCTTGGATGTGCTATTGCAAGTTTCCAATGACGAACTTTTGTTATACTAATACTATAACATTAAAGGACATTATGGAACTGAAAGAAGATTATGCTTTTTCCGGCTATATAAGATTAAAGAATCTGAGGTTGAAAAAAGAATGTCCTATGCCCCCGCTGGCTTTTTCAAAAGCAAAAGTTTGTGTTTTTCCGGAAGCAAAAAGCAAAAAAGAACAGTTTCATGAAAATCTGGATAATGGAAAGATCGTTAATGCTGATCTTGTCATATATCCCTTTACGGATCCGGATTTAGAAGTCATTCTGTCAAGTTATGATTATGAATGGGCAGACGTCTCAAAAGTCATGAGAGCGACAAAGGACTACTTGCCGGAGTGGTTCACTGATTACTTGATGGAATTGTTTTTTAAAAAATGCACCCTTAAAGGTTTGGACGAAGCAAACTACATGATATCAAAAGGTGAGTTAAATGGAATGTACGGCATGACTGTACAGCGGATCATTAAGATCTTATGTACAGAGCTTATGGAATCCGGAGAGTGGGAGGCAAAAGAACCAGAGGACAGGGAAAAAGAGCTTGAAAAGTTCTATCGGAACAAGAATAGCTTCATGCCCTACCAGTGGGGGGTATTTATCACAGCTTATGCACAGGCTTATCTTTTCCGGCTAGGCTCCTGCTGCCGGAGATGGTTATATTCAGACACAGATTCAGTAAAAGGAACAGACTGGGATCATGATAAACTGAATGCATTTAATCAGTCCATCATTGAAATGTCGAAAAAAAGAACCATTGGAGTAGTTGAGTATAATGCTAAAATATTCCGTCTGGGTATTGCTGAGTTTGACGGAATCTACACTGAGTTTATAACGATGGGTAGTAAGCGTTATTGCTACCGCTTAAAAAAAGATGCATCCTTGCATCTGACGGTTGCAGGAGTACCAAAAGAGGGAATCTATTGTCTTGATGATGACATAACGAATTTTCGAAAAGGCTTTATATTTAAGAATGATCTTACATTCCGCAGGAACTACCGCAGGGCGAATGATTGGAGAGATCCACACTGGAAAATGAAAACGGAGTATCTTTTTCATGACGGGATTAATGAACTGACCATTGACGGATGCAGGATTGAGTATGGTTGTGCTATCCGGTTAACGGATACAGAGTATGAATTGGATCATACGATTCCATATGATAAAGAAACGGGATTGCCGCTACCGTTTGAAATGGAAGATACAGTATATGAATAGAATTGTTATATATTTGTAATGGTTTTGTAACATAAATAAGTTAAACTGTATAAAGGAGGTGTAACCTATGAAAAAATTCTGGAAAGAAAACAAAGAAGATTTAAGCACTCTTTTATGGACTTGCATCACTTTTGCTTGCATGTTTGCAAGCTGCCAAGTCTGGATGCTGTTAGGTGATTAAGGAGGTGAGGAACCATGATTGACATGTCAGAGATTTATGAAACACTGAGAACCAGTAGTTTACGGAGAGTAACCTATGAGGATGATGAAATCAGTATCGTAGCTTACAAAGTAGGAAAAATCATTAGAATTGATGTGAGGGAGGTGCAAAGATGACGACAATTTATGAATTATATGATGCATTACTTACTATAAAAGATTATTGTACATCAAACAATACATGCAAGGATTGCCCACTCATTGATAGTGATGATTGCTGTATTTTTATAAAAGATACAGCACCATCAAATTGGAAATTGGTTGAACCAACAAGAAGATTATGTGAATAAAAGGAGAAAATACTATGTTAAAATCAAACGTGAAAATCACTTGCAAACCATATAATGGTAACTCAAAAACAAAAGCTTTTGTTGATCTGGCTCTGGATGATACACTCATAATTAAAGGGCTTACACTGGTTGAGGGGAAAGACGGGCTTTTCCTGTCATTTCCATCCACAAAAGGGAAAGATGAAAAATATTACAACTCTGTTTACTCACTTGATAAAGAGTGGGTGAAGCTTTTGCAGGATGCATGTGTGAAAAAGTACAATGACTGTAATCAGAGTTTGCAGCCTGCAACCTCTGGGGGTGGATTTCAGTAATGAATATCTACGATAAAAATGGTTGGTTGGATGTTCCAAGGATTGTTCATCTTGCTGATAAAAATAAGATTAACTTTATCTTCATTATTGGAGCAAGACGAACCGGAAAGACATACGGAATATTCCAGCACTTTATCAATGATGTGTTTTCAAAAAACGAAAAAATTATTTACATGCGCCGGACAAAGGAACAACTGGCAAAAGTATTTCTTCCGGAGTTTGACCCCTGGCTGGACATAAACAAAGATATGAACAGGTTTTTTCACTTTGAAAAACCCAGAGGAGAATACGGACGTATTAAGATCATGGAGCAAACAGAGGATGAAGAAGTATATAGAGGTGAGGCATTCTGTCTTACCTCTATGCACAACAACCGTGGTTTCTCCGGTTCGGATTTCTCTGAGGGCATTTATGATGAGTTTATCCCGGAGAAGATTGCTAAGTCAATCAGTGGGGAGGATGATGCTTTTTTAAATGCTGTCGAAACAATCTCAGCAAACAGGGAGCTACAAGGAAAGAAACCGTTCCGCTGGTGGCTTGCTTCAAATTCTAACACCTTGGATAATGCAATAGTGCAAGCTTTTGGTTTGCTTTCAATCTTGGAACGAATGAAAAAGAATAAGCAGGAGTTTTCCATGCTCAAAGAGAGAGGAATCATCTTGGTTCTGATAAATAATTCCCCAATTTCAGAAAAGAAAAAAGATACTGCTTTGTATCGGGCTTTATCGGGTGATACAGACTTTGCAAAGATGGCTTTATCAAATGAATTTGCGTATGACGATGTGTCGGCTATCAAATCAGAGGACATACGACAATACAAGCTTATTTGTGTGATTGGAAAAGTTGCAATTTATGAGCATAAATCGAAAGCACACTTGTATGTGTCGGATCATGTTTCTGGGTCTTGTAAAGATGTGTTTGAGGACACCCAACATGGAAAAGATCAATTCCAGTGCTTTTATAGCTGGATTGACAGCTATCGTCTGACAAATAGGATAAGTTATCAGAATATTTCAGTAAAATTTTATATTGACAAATTATTCAAATAGACTTATATTTTACTTAGGTCAACGTGGCTACATCGACCGCCGGAAGCGGATGCCGTGGGGTGATTACCCGGAAGCGTTGACCTATTTAATTAACTTCCGGCAGAAAAGGAGATAAAAATGAAAGTGGATCAGATTTTAGAACTTGGAAAACTTGGATTTACAAAAAATGAGATCATGGGGATTCTGAACGCTCAGAGCATGTCCGGACTTGGACAGATTCAAACTCCGGAACAGGGCACTCCGCAGCAGACTACTCCGCAGCAGATTCCAACTCCGGGACAGGATGCAACCAATACAGCATTGCTGACAGCAATCAATACTTTGACTGCTACCTTGCAGGCTGGGAACCTGTCAGCATCCGGAAAAACCGGAACAACACAGCGGACTTCTGACAACGTAGCAGAAGACCTTATGAAACTCATGAATTAAGGGGGTAAATAAATGGCAAACAGTTTAGTAGTCCAGGATGCCTATTTAATCATCAATGATTTATACAAGATGGCTACCGGACGTGAAAACATCAAAGCAGTGGACACAAGTTCCTTTGTGTCTGTTGGTGAAACCATGTTGCGGACAGGCGTAGAACCAACTTTAAAAGCATTAAGTCAGTGGTGCGGAAGAACCTACTTTGATATGGAAAAGTACAGATCAGGAGTGTTCCGGTCAATCATTGAGAATGATGAACGCTGGGGAGCCATCACACGTGAGATTATTTCTTTACCACTGGATGCAGAAGCTTCCCAGGACTGGAACACAGATATTAATGAAAATCAGCTTGCGGATGGTCAGTCTGTCGACATGTACAAGATCAACGCCCCAAAGGTAGTAGAGTTAAAATTCTACGGAAGTAAAGTTTTACAGTCGCATATCACACGATTCCGGGATCAGCTGGCATTGGCTTTTTCCAACGAAGCAGAGTTTCTTATGTTTGTAAGCAGCTATATGACAGCTTACTACAATGACATTGAATCAAGAAATGAAGCAAAGCGCAGACTGACGGTACTCAACTTCATGGCAGGCATTTCCTCTCTTGGAACAAATGAGGTGGATCTGGTAAAGGAGTATAATACAGACTATGGTACAGAGCTTACAAGAAAGCAGCTTTTAAGTCCGGAGCATCACAGGGATTTCATGGCTTTTGTAGTTGCAAGAATCAAGAAAGATTCCAAAAAAATGCAGGATCGAACCACAAAGTATCACATGAATCTGACTGGGAAAGATATACTGCGATTTACACGTCCGGAGAATCAGAAGCTGCTTATGTACACAGATTTCTGGATTGATTCCGAAACACAGGTATTCCCGACAGTCTTTAATGATGAACAGTTAAAGATTGCCGACAAAGAGCTTGTAAATGGCTGGCAGGAGTTTGACAGTCCAGCTATTAATATCAAGCCTAACATTATTGATGCGAACGGAGTTTCTAAAACAGCTACGACAGCGGTAAGTCTTCCTTATGTGCTGGGTCTTTTATATGACCGCAGGGCGATGGGAGTAAATAATCAGTGGATGTACTCTGCAGCTACACCATTCAATGCAGCAGGTGGTTACTACAACATCTTTGATCATTACCGGTTCAATGCTTGGAATAACTTCACACACAACGCAATTCTTTACGTACTGGGGGAGGGGGTAAAAAAATGATTAATTTTTTTATACCTGCTACATCATCTATAACTATCAATAATTTGACAGGTGAGGAGGGTGTCAGAAGAATATTATGTTATTCATCTGCTTCTTCAACATCAAATTTGTTATACAATGGAAATATAATTGGAACATTTAACAATAATAACAACTTAAATATTGATTTTGAAAGTTATTATGGATTTCCAAGACTGTCAGATTTAGCAATAGAAGTATCACCTAATATTTCAGTAGCAGTTATAGTTGACGTGGTGCCATATAGTGACACAATAGATAACTATATAGAAACAAGGAGTGCATCATGATGGACACATTTTTAACTATCTTAGGAAACTATGCGTTTCCGATCGTGTGCTGTATCGCCATGGCATACTTTGTGAAGTACATGTACGACCAGACCAACGCAAGAGTTGACAAACTCAACGAGGAACATAAAAACGAAGTTGACACACTTTCTGAGGTAATCAAAAACAATACGATTGCCTTAGAAAAGATGAATACATTAATCGAACAGATTGGAAAGTAGGTGCTATATGACAGCAAATGAACTTATAGTATATGCTACTAATTTAATTGGTACTCCTTATGTGTGGGGTGGTAACACCCCAGCACAGGGACTTGACTGTTCCGGATTGCTTTACTATATCCAGAAAAAAGCAGGATCAGAGGTTGAAGATATGACGGCTTCTGGCTATTCGACGATTGGAAAAAAGATTGATATTGGGCAGAAAAAACCGGGTGATTTTCTCTTTTTTGGCAGACCAGTGACCCATTGTGCTATTTATGTTGGAAATGGATATATGATCGAAAGCCGAGGAGGACGAAAAAACACTGCTGACAATCCGGGTATGGGAGTAGTAAAAAGTCGTGTAAGCAGAAGAAGTGACTTATCCTGCATCCGCAGGGTATGGACAGAATACAATGAACAGTTAACATTTTCGATTGGTAAAACATATAGAACCATGGTTGACCATTTACACGTTCGTTTTTCCGTTTGGGGGCAGATCAAAGAGTATGCACAGCTGACAGCAGATGGAATGAAACATGCTTATTATGATGGGTGCTTGAAAAAGGGAACCACAGTCACGGTAAAGGATGTCAAAAAGGATGATGCCGGAGCAACGTGGGTTAATATTCCATCTGGTTGGATTTGCGCCATTACTTCAAAAGGCGAGGTTTACTTATCATGACAGAGATTATCTTATACCATTTTTCAAAAAGAAAAAACAGCACCAAAAGACCAGCTGGACAGGGCACTACTGTGCCCTGTCTTTTAAAATCAAATACAACTTTTCAGAATCCGGTATTTAAGTTAAAGCTGAGCCTGGATAATGCATTGCAATTCAACTATTTGAAATGGGCTGACCATTACTATTTTATTAATTCAACAGTTTCACTGAATAATGACATGGTAGAGATCTCAGCCAGTGAGGATGTGCTGGCAACCTACCGGACAGAGATCAGCAACTATACATGCTTTATCGAGCGATCCAGTAAGCAGACTACACTTGCCAATGACAGCATGTATATCCCAACAAATGACTGGGTGTTAACCACAAGGAATGTAACTCACAAAGAGAAAATAATGACAAGTGCATATTCACAGCAATATATAATACGGGTAGTTTCGAGAACCGGAGTTGCGTCATATTATATAAACGGTGATCAATTAAATGACTTGCTTGACTTTATGTACACGGAATCAAATTTTACTGACGTAATACAAGATGCCATTACAAAGTTAATGTTTGACCCATTTAAATATATAGTTGATTTGAAATGGGTGCCATTTGTTGAATCTGCTTTTAAAAGCAGCAATGATGAAGCAATCCAACTAGGATTTTGGGACAGTAGGGTGGTAGCAAAAAGAATTGATGAAGATACAGTGGTTAATTTTTCGTATTCTTTTGCTTTTGACAATCCACTTTACGCTATTACAGATTTTAGATACTATACTTCATCTTTTTCAAACTATTTTATAAAACTCCCTTTTATTGGAGTGGTTGCCCTCAATCCATACAAGATAGATGAAAGCGTAAATGCACGATATCAGTTTGATGCAACAAGCGGATTATGCAACGTGTTTTTGCAATCAAAGAAAGTTGTTTTTGCGTCTTATCAGCTGCAATTATCAGTCCCTGTGCAAATCGGTTATGCCAGCACAAACATAGCACAACTAGCTACGTCAGCTGTGAGCCTTGTCGGTGCTGGCTTACAGGGAAACATTGCACAAGGAGTATCAGCAGGAATAGATGCAGGCAGAAGTATTACCGCACCAGAGATTTCTATGCTTGGAACTGTTGGGAACATATCGAATATTCTCAACAATCAGATTTTAGAGTTTAATTCCTATGCCTGTACAAGCATAGATCCAGATGGAGCAAGTGAGGGGTTTGTAGATGGCACTGTACGCTCTATATCTGGACTGACTGGATTTGTAAAGTGTAGAAATGCATCTATCCAGATTGCAGGATTTGAGGGGGATCAAGAACAGGTAAACAGCTACCTAAATAACGGGTTTTACTTTGAATAGAAAGAGGTGATAAACATGTGGACACCGGTTAATTTCGATAAAATCAACATTTGCACAAATTACTTCCAGCCATCCGGAATAAAAGTAGATAGCTTATACACAGATACGTTTGATCGGATGCTTTATGAGCGTGTTTGTTCTATTTTGGACATTACCTATAATGGAACTATTGACATTGATTATTTCAAATATTGCTTGCTTTTCGGGGGGTATATTTGCATCACAAAGACAGACCTTTATGGACTGATTGCACAGTATCCAATGCTGACAGGCTACAATATTTATTTCAAACCAACCACAGCTACTATACACACGTATGCAAGCAACGCAGAGATTGACATGGAGGACATGGAGATTGGAAAAGACTGTTCAGTCATCTATCTCAGACCTACTTTTTGTGGGATTGGAGATATCATTGGTTTTTACAGCTATAAGCTGGCACTGGTAGCAAGTGCTTTTGACATGAACGTGTTCAACTCAAAATTAGCTTTTCTGATAGCTGCAAAAAACAAGGCAGCAGCACAGACGTTGAAAAAAATCTATGACAGCATACAAGCTGGTAATCCGGTTGAGGCTTTTGACGTATCGATAAAAAGTGAGGACAGACAAGGAGTCAAACAGGAAGCCTGGGAGAGCTTTAATAAAGATCTGAAGCAAAACTTCATTGCACCGGAGCTGATTGAGGTATTTGAGAAACTTCTGGATCAGTTCGATACAGAGGTGGGTATTCCATCTGTCGGATCTGATAAAAAAGAACGTCTGAATGTACTTGAAACAAGCAAAAATGATGCAGAATCCGTGACACGGCTCACTACTTGGCTTGAGACTATGCAAGCAGGGGTTGATATGACAAACAGACTTTATCCGGAGATGAACTTATCTATCAAGATCAGAAGCTATGAGACTGCGGAGGTGAAAGCATATGGGACTTTATAGAGTAACGATAGCAGGGCTTTATGAATGGAACAATACCCTATTTGACAAGATGGAGTTCCCAGAATCAGCAGATCAGCAAAACTTTATTGATAGCTTGCTTTTGTCCTATGGGGATTGTGAGCCATTATATCCGGACTGGGATTTCATGCATGATAACGCTATTCCTGCATGGAGTAGGAAGTGGAAAAGAAGCATAGACAAAGTCTATAAAGTATTAGATTTAACTGATTATGAACCACTTGAAAACTATGACCGTCATGAAGAATGGACAGATAGCCCGGATATGACACGAACAAGTCAAAGTTCCGGACAGGATGTAAATAGGGCAGAAGCAGGACAGGGAACCACTACGACCAACTCTGGGGCAGATACAGCTATCAATGATGTCAGTGCTTTTAATGATTTCAGCTACAGTCCGAATGAAAAAACAACAACGGAGTACGGGGGCAGCACAAAAATACAAAGCTTTGGGGAAAACAAAAACACATTTGAATATGGAAAAGGTGAAACAAGCCGAGAGACAGGACAGAATAAGCATTCCGGACGTATTCATGGGAATATTGGTGTGACCACTTCACAGCAGATGGGGCTATCTGAACTCAGTCTGAGGAAACAAAGCTTTATTGATTATTGCACTGGGCTTTTCGCACAGGATCTGCTTTTATTAATTTATTAAGGAGGAATGATTATGTTTTTTGAATACCCACATAGTTCTATGCAGGATATGAACCTGGACTGGTTACTCAAAGTTGGCAAACAGGCTGACAAAGATCATGGGGAGTGGACACATATAAAAGACACAGCCCAGAGCATGATCGATGATGCAATCCAGAAAAGTCTAGATGATGGGGAAATTGGAAAAGTAGTAAATGATGCTACTACAAAAGTAATTAACGAACAGATTAAGCCATTAAAAGAACAGGTTGAAACAAATACAGCTGATGTCACAAAGTTAAAGAAAAGGGAAGGACTTTTTGACCACTCCGGAAAAACTATCATCATTGGAGACAGCTACACGGTTGGTTATAGTCCGGAGGGTAACTTACAGCCTTGGACTACTAACTTTATCAACTATACAAATCTTGAGAACGTGACAATCTCTGCAAATGGGGGAGCATCTTTTTCGACAGCTTCCAATTCATTCCTTATGCTTTTAAATGCTGTCCCTGCTTCTGATGACGTGAAACAGATCCTTGTAGTTGGAGGGTTTAATGAGTTCGGAACCTATTCAGAGATTGAAAACGGAATCAATGCTTTTATGGGTGCTGCGGAGGCCAGATTCCCAAATGCAAAAGTCTTTGCCGCTATGGTAGCATGGTCAGTTGACCGGACGGATGACCCAAACGTGCAAAACAGATTAAAGATTGCAAAATCCGTTTATAATACACAGCGTAAGAATTGGCGATATCTGGCAGGGTCAGATTATATACTCCATGCTGACGGCTTCCTTGCTTCTGACGGATTTCACCCAAACACAACAGGGCAGGAACGGCTTGCTACCTATCTTGCTACAGCTGTCGAAACAGGGGCATGTAGTCCATCATTTTATGAAGTTATTGCAAATTTTGAAGCAGGTGACTTTGCACCTACTCTGGGATCAAGCTGGGCTATTGTGAGCTCGTATAATGAAAATACAAGCACTTTAATCTGGGGTAACTATGTTTGCTTACCAAACAGCGGAACACTTGTCTGTGATGGCACTGAATACCGTTTAGGACGTATCTATTCGACTTCATTTATTGGAGATCATAATGGCTATACATGCTACCCAACAGCCGTGATCATTAAGTCCGGAAGTGACTTTTTTCACATTCCTGCACAGCTTAACTTCAGAGGTCGACATATCTATTTAAGCTTGTATGACATCTCAGATGATAAGCACAACTACCGGACTTTGACAAACGTTACACAGGTACAGATTCATAGAGGCTCAATTACGATGTAAATAAAATATAATAGCCTGGCATCTGCCAGGCTATTTTTATGCATCTATCAAAAGTTTCTGAGCAACTTTATTACTCCCCAGTTTGTAGATAGATGATATATTTCCGGATCTTTAAATAAGTGATAATAAGCTACACACCAGTATTTAGACTTTGTCAAGGATATTTCAACACAGTCTAAGTAACAAAGGTAGTACACACATAAATAATCACCATTTTCGGATAATCCGCAAGTATAGCCTTGCTTCTCAAGATCACTAGTGAGTTGTTTAAGGTTCATAACCTCTTTATTATAGTATTGATTGTATTTCATAGTTTCACCCTCCTGCCTAGTTGGCTGTGCTGTATTGATTTGTTGAGTTTATTATAGTCCATTTGAACTAA